AACCAGAAGTTCCGTTCTCAATAAACCACAGCTTGCTGACCGTGTTTGGCCCTATTGTAATTGTACAAGCAGAGTCCAAAGTTCCTGTGTATTTCAAGAACATCGAGCGTCCAGGGTCCGTTGCCCCATCCGCAATTGTAGTTGTATGCGTGTCGGCGTTTGTTGTTATGGCTTCTGTGCCAAAAGAAAACGCCTCCGCAATGAGTTCTAAGTTTGTGTTAGTGGTATCACCCCAGGTTCCTGACTGTTCGCCAGAACCAATTTCCTCTAACCGTAAGTCATTTACATATGTACTAGCCATTTTTCTATCCTATGCTGCAATGTCCGTCCAGGACGGTGTTTGCGAGGGCGTTACCCCCGAAAAGTTTGGTGTTTGCGAGGGCGTTACCCCCGAAAAGTTTGGTGTTTGCGATGGTATAATCAATCCCCATGGTTGTTGCAATTCACCGATTTCTCCAGTGCCCGCAACTCCCGTAACCGATATGTTGCCTGCACCTGTGATAGTAACGGAGCCAACGGAACCAGTGCCCGCAACTCCCGTAACCGATATTTCTGAATCAGTAGATGTTGTAACTGATCCGATAGAGCCTGTTCCTGAAACTCCCGTAACCGATATGTCGGCCGCACCCGTTACAGTTACACTGTTGATCGAAGCTGTCATCGTTACCATCGTATTGGTGGTAAAGAAACTTCCTAAAGCCGATGTGCCCGCAACCCCCGTAACCGAAAGGTTTGAATCAGCAGTAACTGTGGTTGAACCAACTGCACTTGTGCCCGCAACCCCCGTAACCGAAAGGTTTGAATCAGCAGTAACTGACACAGATCCAATTGCGCTGGTTCCTGCAACCCCCGTAACCGAAAGGTTTGAATCAGCAGTAACTGTGGTTGCACCCACAGATCCAGCAGCGCCAGGAAGCGCAACCTCTGAGTTCCACGCGCCTTCGTTCCACCCTCTGGTAGAGCTATTCCACCCATGAAGTGCAACGATGGCGTCAGACATTAGGCTATCCGGATAATAGCGTTAGACGCATCCGCTGTTGGAAAGACAATCGTAAAGTCCCCAGAACTGGCTGCTTTGTCAGCGCCAAAATCCAACACGCAAACCGAAGGATCACCAGAGGCAGAGTCGTTAAAGATCAACGCTCCTCGAACTGATGAAATCGTTACGTTTGAAAACACCTCATCCGCAAAGTCTACAAGAGCGGTAGTGCTGCTTGCCACAGGAGTTACAGGGTTTAACGCCTGACCCTTCGCAGTGTAGTTAGTACCACTGATCTCGTTGCTCGAGGTGTATGCAGTAGTTGCCGCAGTAAAACTAGCACTGTTGTCATACAGTGCGATGTTAAATGTGTTGCCACCACTTGAGGTGAAGTTGTGAACCCCCTTCATCAGTTCTACTTTGAACGAGGTACATAAGAAGTTGCCACTAAAAGCCATTTACATTTTCCTTATATATTCGGCCAACTCTAGCTGACCAGCATCTTTAATTGCATTATATACCGTAGTTCTATCGCTTTGGATAGCCTGTCGCATATATATCGCGATAGTCTTCTCCAAGGCGTTCCGGTACTCTCTAGCCTGGTCCCGAATTGCAGGAGGTGCATTTTCAGAAATCCCAACTATTTTATTCACACAGCGTTGAGCAACTTCTTCGGGCGTAGACCCTCGGCCATTGGTCGTAGCAACTTCAACCTTGAAGTCATTAGACATTGTGACCGGAAAAGACATGTTGTTCATACGTTAATCTCCTTACGTCTTTTTACGAATAATCTGTCCAGTGCGATACTGATCCGTAACCTCTTGAGCTTCGCCTAGATTCTTTAAACGACCAACTGATTCAGCAAACCTCTGAGAGTACATCTGCATCATCTGAGGATCACCTTTCATATACAAGTACGCCTCACTTAAACTACCAAAGAGTAATGCCATCTCAGCATTCTCACTTAGCCAAGTCAGTGTAGTGTCCGCCCCAATTGCCGAAACCACTCCCGTTGCCCCACTTGGGCTGGCGGTTACCGTTTCGCCCACGGTGTAGTTACTGCTTGGTATAACCACAACTATAGACGTTGAACTTGGAACAGAATCTACGTCACTGCTTTCACCACTTGTTCCACCCGTAATTGTATCACTGGCAGTAAATGTTCCTGTCACACTTGTTAACGTCAAAGTGTATGTGCTTTGTGTTAGACTCTGAGGTCTATAAAAATAGTGGAGTTCTGTAACATAACTGCTGTTCGGCGTAGGTCCTAAGATAAAATTATCTAAGTCATAAGCCGCATAGTATCTGGGAGCTCCAGTCGTAGCTACGTTAGGAGTATACGTTTGAACAAAGTCCGTGTCCTTGTATTCTACAAAGGTAGTGTTGCTACTACTGTTGGTAAACGACAATGAAAACGGTGCTAGAAAGTCAGAAGGCATTGCTAAATACTGATTAGAAGATGTCATAGACCCAGACACGTTTTTCTTAAAAAGATTAAGTTGCACGTTCTTTAGAATACGCTCCTCAGTAAGACGGATAAACAAAGGAAGATTTGTAAGAAAAGACGTTTCGTTATTTTCAGTGTAGTCTTCTATAGCTGTCTTTAACTGCGTGTATGTAAAACTCATGTTGTCACCGTCACTTCGCCTACCGACCCAGTAGCTACCAGGTTGTTAGGGGGGTTAATTCCATTGTCCGTTGGACCTCCAACAGGGTTCCAACCGTATTGTATGTTTCTTTCTTCTGGAAGGTTGGGCTCGGGTCTTGGGTTGCGTAACGCCTGTGGATCTGGACCTATGCGTATAGGAAACAACTGAGGGTGCTTGGGCTCAAACTCATCTGGACCAACTAAAGCACCAGTCCACTCCTTCTTCATATCCTTCAAACGGTATCTAAACCCAGAACGATCCGATATTCCCCATGCTTTGTTTCCAGATGCAAACGCCATTACAACCTCAAATATTGAATGCTAGGCTGCAACTTTAACGGAACTCGATCTTCGTCCTCGTCTGCGGCACGTTGGAACTCCTCTTCGTAAACAACCTTTAAAAGTTGAAGACGCTCGGGAGCTCGTTTCATTGCAAGATAATACGCCAAGCCTGCAACCATACAAGGATAAAACCTAAATGGCATATCTGTAGTATTGACCAGCGTATCTGCATCATCAATTCGTTGCAGGTAGTAGTAAACTATTTGATCCGTAGAGTTCTCAGGAACTGCCCAAAGATTAATAACAGGAGCAATCTGACGATTAAACCAAAACTGGCTTGGCCTTCCCTGCGTTGTTTTACTGGGCAAGGTAGCATAATCACCACGACTAATCCGATCCATATCATAATCTGTGCCGTCTCTGCGAAGCACCACCTCTAAGATATCAACCACATCCGCAAGCAATGTCTCAGTCGCCTGCCCTTGAGTTAAGGTTATCGTGCCTTGTTGCACGGTCCACATGTTAAGTCCACGGTTAGCCCACTCTGCAAACATCAGGTTCAAAGAACGTCGAGCAGTACGAGCGTCATAACCTGTACGAACCTCTAAGCCGCACCGCTCAAACGCTTCCTCGATGATCTCACCGACGTCGAGATTAAAGTCTCTTGAATCTGATGTTGTCATGCTATTAGCCCATCTTTGTATCGCGTACACCGCGACCAGGCAAAACCATGCCGCCATTCATGTAGCGTTTTTTACCACCAATCATGCCGCCCTTGGCTTTTTTCACCGCTTGAACCGCACCACCTTTGTTAAACTCATCCATACCTTCTTCTAACATTTCAAGAAGATTTTTTTCTCGTATTTCAAGAAGTTTCATTTCTTTAGCGGTGGTTCTGGGGTTAAACATTTTTTTGTCTAACTCAGACAATCTATCTAAAATACTGTTTTTACTTTGTTTAGCCATCGTCAATACTCCTTCAATATGTTTTTGTTTTGCGTTTGGTACTACGTTTCGCTGCGGACACTCTACGAGGTTTGCCCGCAGGTTGACCAAGTTTATTCTTCTCGCGTATCTTACTACGTTTTTCTGACTTTGTCATTTCTTTCGATGTCTTAGGCGTTTTTGAACTCACCCTCTTACTCGGACGGCAGTAAGGAGTACCTCTTTTTTCCCCCTTCTTGCGTCCACAAGGCTTGCCCGTTTTAACATCGACCCAGTCCTCTTTGAACCAACGCTTGAGAGCCGCACCTTTTTTTGTTTTACGAACAGCCATCAGAAAGTTCTTGTCTCTTTGCGTCTGTTTTCTGCAACCTCGCCACAACCAAAGGCAATAAACCCTCCCTCACGGAGTTTCTTTTTAACCTTCCGTTTGCGCTTCTTAGAAGATTCTCCCCAATTTGACGCGCCCACCTTTCGACATTTTGCTATTGCTCCCGAGGCGTAGGCGCTTGGGAACACCTTGTACCTGGCTTTGACTTTCTTGTAACAAGCGTCTTTGGGCATTAGTTCGTCTCCTTGTTGGAGGCGTGGATATTTGTTTCGACATCTGTGATCGGGATAACGTCATACTTCGCCTTCCGTATTAAAAAGTCTTGCCACATGGGTTTTATCATAGCGTGGTTTTCTTCAACCTTGTATGTCACCAAGGATAGATTGGCGTTCATCTGGTAAAGCTGTAACGCTCCCCAGCTAACTAAACCAAGTACAATAAAAGAAACTGTTTGATGCATGTCCAATCTCATTGCATCACCATTTACTACAGGACCAGTAACGAGCGGAAAGCTTGTCTAGTTTCTTTGTATCGCACCCATGCCTTGCACGAAATGACTTACGGCGTTTTGGGTTGGACTTCTTAATAGTCATATTGGCATCGCCAAAACGAACTATCTTTTCTTTACCCTTGGCACACGCTTTTACAACAAACTTTTTGCCCCCAGACTTTTGTCTTTTGGGGCTGTTGCATTTCATTTTGGACTTGTCGATCTTAGCCATTGTACGCCGTCCTAGTTTTAAGCGTGGTAGAACATCATTAGGTCCATAGTTCCTACGATAAAGGTAACATACGCGCCGTCTTTAAACAAAATGCCTTCATCAGGAAACCCACGGGCACCGTCTGATTGACTGTCTGTACCAATCGAGCGGAACTGTATGAGCTCTGTACCCGTGGCACCTCCGTCTCTAAGGTTAGCTTTGCCTGCTGATCCACCAGATACAAAAGAAAACCCTTGTAATCGAGTGCGCCCTGCAAAAATAACACCTAAAGCATTGTTGTTAATTCCAGCAGATACGTTACCCGCTGGGTTGCCAACTGCGGTTATGCTTGTAATTGTTTTAAAATAACCTGAACTTGTTGCTGTTCCAGTGTCAGCACCAGTTACCGATTCAGTTAAAGCTGCACCGTTTACGTCAGTACCAACAACCGTGAATGATTTTGAAGAATCATCTCCCGCAGACAAAATTGTTACTTGTCTACCTGAAGCGTTAGTTACACTTCCACCATCAGCCAAAGCACCGCCAATTGTTAAAGCCGCGTTGTTGCCAACAGCGGCGGCAGTGGAAATACCGTCTGCATCCAAAGCCACCTCATCGCTGATGATGACTGGGGTTACGTCTGAGCCTGCCATATTAATCTCCTATAAATTATAGGTGGGGAATTAACCCCACCAAATTAATAATTACGCAATCTGAACGTACTCAATGATGAATGTGAACGATCCTGCTGTTGTCGCATCAACGGTATTTGTAATGTTGCAGTAAATAGTTCTTGCGGTATCTGTATACTGAACAGAAGCTGGGGCTGTTGTGCCATCCTGTGTCTGAAGAACCAAACTGGTTACAGTTACGTTATGCTCAACAACGGTTGTACCGCCATCAAGGATTTCATCAGTCTGAGCCGCAACAATTTGTGCGCCAGAAGACGATGTGCCAACTTCGTACCCAATATCACCTGTTCCAATAACGGGAGATGTGTCACAAAATATTTTAATGTCAGTGATGATTGTATTTGCTGGCTGTGTAAACTCACCAATTGCAGGACTATCACCCGCTGTTGTGTTTACTGTAACACCAGTAGCAAAGCCAACGT